TTTCACGGCGTTGGAACGGAGGAAGGCGGGTGTAGGTTGCATCGCCAAGACCACAAGCGTTGTCTCCATCACGGTTCATGTTGATGTCAAAGGAGATGGACTTCACAAGGTTAGAAGCGGTAGCGTCTCCATTGAAGAAAACCTTTGCGTCAGCGAAGTAAAGAGGGTCGTTGGTGTTGAAGGATGGACTGGATGCACCAATAGTAGCAAGTCCGCTTTCTGCTTTACCCATAAAAGAAGCAGAAATCATAGCGTATTCGTTGATGTTTGCGCTCACGGACATGCTATCAACAGCAATGCCCGTGTAGGTGTGTTCTTTTTCTTCACGACCAACAAGCATCGTAAATGAGCGGTCTGTTCCGGCTTCGGTGAAAGTGTGGCTGTAAGTTGGGCTTGAGCCAGTCACCGTGTCGGTTGGGAAAAGTCCAGTCAAAACCGTTCCCAAAAAGTTGTCAGCGAGCATAGCCATGTTAATATCGCCTTCGGAAAACTCCTTGCCCGTGTTGGACTTGGCCGTTCCGTATCGGCTCATGTCTGTGCGTTGCATCACTTCGTAAGTGTGTTTGATGGACTCGTCGTCAACTTCTCCAAAAACATATCCGCTTGTTGGGTCTGTTCCGTAGGTTGTTTCTTTAACAATCCCTACATATCGGTTGTTGAATCCGCTCATGGTATCACCTTCTCGGTGTTTAGACTACCAATGGGTTGATATTTAAGCGTTTCATCGGTGTCGCATATTCAAACGACGCATGTAGGTCAGTGTTAGCAAATGTGTGCAAATCGTGACCTCGTCATCCATGCGGGACTGCAATTGTAAATCGTATTCAAAAAGACTGTCCGTTGTTCCGTTCAAACCTGTTGTCGTATATAACTCGTCAAAACATTCCCCGACAATGTTCAACCCCAAACGGTATGCGTCCTCGTAAGTGGTTCCACGAGTAGTCACATAGATGAGAACATCGTATTCTTGGTCAATGCGTCCACCACCGAGGGCGGCAAAGGTCGGTGAACCAAGCCCACGCAACAACACATTAATAAATGGTGGGATGCTACGAGTAAGCATTTCCTGTGAGATGTCATAACCGTATCGGATTGAGCCAGCGTCAAGATGAGTTTTTAGGTGCGCCCTGCGGCTATTCCGTAAGTTTTCAACGATGGATAAGCCCATACGAAGCAGGGTGTCAGTAGCCAAGTCGGAGGGGGCCAACTCAAGCGGGGAAAAAGCACCCATGTCAGTTGCATATACCGAGGCCCACTTGATGGTTCCGCTATTGTTTCCCCAAGCGATGTTTCGGCTTGAGCCGGATGCGCCAGCAACTGATAGATAGACCGTTTGTGCGTCGTCGTCCTCAATCATTTCACGCAGATACAGACGAGCGTTGCCCGAAGCATCAAGTGTTAGTCGGAGAGCGAGAGGCACAGGATTTTCCTCAGCCATTAGTGGGTCAAGGTCAACGCTGGTTACTGTCGTAGCACCAACCAACTTTACTTTTGTCCCAAAAGCCTTTACCTCCACTTTCTTTGTTCCGTTGTCCAAAGACATAAGGATTTCATCGTTGCTTGGGGTGCTGGTGTATTGAAGCACCGTAAAAAGCGTATAAGCGTTGGTTGTGGGCGTCACATTGTATCGGGCATCCGACACCACCCAAAACTTATCCACTTCGCTTGCGCCGCTTCCTGTGGCCGTCCAAGGGTTATTGTTTTCACCCGTAGGGGATGTAGGGTTTTCACCGTTCAAACGGTGATTCCAAAACTGTTCTGTTGTTGCTATTGCCATAATTAAAACACCAACTCTCTTTCCACTTCTTTCTTAATTATACGATTAAAGAAGTTGGAGGCATGAGAAATGTATTCTGTTCCCTTGATGCCTACAAAATCAGCACTACCACCTTTTCCATACCATGCTGTCGGTCCCTTGGCTCGTCCAATTTGACGACCATGTTCTTTTGCACCGGGACTTGCTTTGAAAGAAAATGTTCTTGGATTTATGCCTTCTTCAACGGCTTGACCAATGTTAAATGTGCCACCATTGTCGTCGGGACTCGTATGAACACCGAAGCCGATTTCTCCACCGTGGATTCTTGGTCCACGGCTACCGAACATGGCTTCCAATGTAATTTCATCGCCACGGATTTCTGCTTTTCTTTCCGCCCCTTTGCTGTAATCCAAGGAGTTAGCGACTTTCTTTGCCTGTGGGGTTTGAAATGTCAAGGAACGCAAGTATCTATCGGTTTCTCTTTTTGTTTGGTCAAAAGCCCTTCCCGAACCCCTAAACATAGCATCTGCGATAACCTTTTCAGCATCGCGCATAGCCATATTAAACTCTCGTGTATCAACACGAATACGGGTTGAACCACCACCGCCTGTTGTAACCTTTGTCATTGGTTCAATGTGGAGGCCACGCATTAGTCAACACTCCCCAAGTGAGCCAATCGGTGAAGGTTATCAAATCCACGCTCTCTTAGGTAGTTGGCACGCACCGACCCATCGTTGTTGGCGGTTTGAAAAACGGCTTCATCTTCAAGATAGTAGGAAGCAGCAATATCCGCACAAATTTCACGGAGTATGTGAGCCATTTCGCCCTCTTGAACCTTAACACCGGTTGCGTGGTCAAAAGAGATACCGGTGCATCCTGTTAAGTCGTTGGAGGATTTACCAGTCCATTTAAAGGAATCACCGTTAATGTTGCCATTTCCAGCAGTTGAGAATCCTGTTGCACTTGTCAATGTAATAGTTGTTGCACCCGCACTTACATTTCCGTCAAGAGTTGTTTCGGCCATGTAATTGCTTGGGACATCTCTTCCGTAGTCACGAAACATTTGGTCAATATCAATACCAGCACGGCGAAGCACGCTGATTAGTCGGTTATTTGCTCGCTGTCTTTGTGCGCTATCAAGAGCAAGACGGGAGCCAACATCGGTTGTTTCGGCGTAGGACATATCACATCACACCCTGCACATCAACACCAAGGGAAGCGAACAGAGCGATAGCGGCATATTTGAGATACTTTGCCATGGTGGACAATTCAAGAACGGCTTGCTCAAGCAAACGGGTTCTTTCTTCCAGCGAATCTATTCGCTCATCGGGTGTCATTCTTCTTCGCCTTCCAACTTGTCAATTGTTTCTTTGACCTTATCAACCACTTCGTCAGCAACATCAAGGACTTCATCAAGTGTGACTTTGCCGTCGGCTTTCATTTCCTTCCACTTTCCAAGCAACCACTTTCCGGCAGCAGCAAGAATTAGTAAATCAACCAAAATAGCAGTTGCTATGAGCAGCATTGTTTCAATTTCCATATTTTCAATCTCCTTTGTAAAGCACTTCTTTTGCACAGGATAGAGGAATAACAGTGAAATGACGCGATTCTCCTATCCGATAAATCTTGTAGCCATGCGGTGTCTCTTCAATGTTCACATTAGTGTAGCACCTTTCCGGTGGCTGATACACAATTTTTCCTTTTCTTTTACTCATTTTTTTTCACCTTTTTCTTAAAAATACTGTTCGTCACAATTTGTTGTTTCATCACTTTTTCCACATATTCATCAAGCCATTTATCCATGTTTTCACCTCATGCAAATAATCCAAGAGCCTGTAATGCCGCTATAATTGAATCAAGGCTTGTTTGTAATGCTACTTCGTTGACACTTGCACCAACCGGATTGAAACCTGCTGCTGCGGGGTCCACTACGCTCTGTTGTGCTACCGGCGTAGCCCCTAAGAAGCCGATTTGCTTCGCTCCCGATGCGCTATTGGAGGCTCGCTTGAGCGTAAGCAAAGAATCCGAAGCCGCAACCAAGTGGTTGCCTGCTAAGTTGCCAAATGCTATGTCTAATTGTCCTGCGTCTCGCTGTCCGATTTGAAATAGTGGGGCGTCAATTGTCGTCCCATCAACTGGGGTTGAGTTATCGTTTTGAATTTGAAGGTGACCAAAATTGTTTATACGGAGATTTCCCCCGTTTCCTTGAAATCGGAATGGGAAGTTGCCTGTGCCAACAGCATGAATGGTGTTTCCGGGCGTATTCGTGCCGATACCCAAACGGTTGTTTGCATCATCCCAATGCAGGTTTGCATCGTCCGAATCAAAAGCCGAGCCGTCGCTAAATTGGATAGAGCCAGCCGCACCCGATGGCGTTCCTCCGCCAGCAGGTAAGTCCACCCATGAAAGGGTTCCAGCCCCGTCCGTTTGCAGGATTTGGTTAGTTGCGCCATCAACGCGTGGGGCTGTTCCGGGGAAGGTAAGAATTTCCTTGATTTCTCCCCATGTCGCTTGAACATCGCCCTCTCCGCTACGGAAGAACAACGGCGTTTCATCCACACTACGAGAAGAGGTTGAAGCGTCGGAAAATATCTGCCATGCTCTATAACTGTCCGACCAGCCTTTCATGGTCATAACAGAATCCCAAGAGGTTGGGGAGCCTGTTATGTCGTCGGTGAAGTCAAACGACACGGCTTTATCTTGAAAATCAGCAGGTGGAACATCTCCATCGTCCCTTGAATCACGAATGCGAAGTTGGTTCACGCCACCATTTCGGCCAACCTTGATACCCTCACCCCGAATCCACTCCTTGACCTCGGTAAAGGTGATTTTGCGGTTTGTTCCGTTTGCCCCATCGTCAAGCAAAAGCAAGTCTGCGTCAGCAATTGCCGTGTTAGCAGTTAAGGCTGAAATGTTAATCGTATTTCCATCTGCACCTGCTGGACCTGCTGGCCCTGTCGGTCCGGTTGCACCTGCCGCACCATCGGAGCCGTCTGCTCCATCAGCACCGGCTGGTCCCGTTGCTCCTTGTGGGCCTTGTGGTCCCGCCGGTCCTTGCGCTCCGCTACCGCTAACTTCGCTTGAGCCGAGATACAACTTGTTGCTGTCGGTGCTGTTCAACCATAGCGTGTTTGCGGTGACGCCGCCGGGATTGCTGGATTGTGGATTTAATTCAAGTCCTGTTGGGTCAATCAATCCGTCCACATCTAATTTTCCCGTAATGTGAAAGTTTCCATTAACCTTGGGCATCGGTCCCGAAGCGTTTCGTGGGCTTCGGTAAATCCCCGGAGAGATTTGACTAAAAGACCATGTTCCCCTTACCTTTGGGGTTTTCATTGAACGAATATCGGCTCCTTGGTCATCGGCGGCTACCGGTCCTTTCAAAACTACGCCATCGTTAATTTCAAATTCTTCAACGGAAATATAGGTGTTATCGCTCATCAAAATTTTATCACCTGCGGTATTTGCATTTAAGACAATTTTTCGGTAATAAGCATCTATGAATCCAGTTGGCATACTACTTGCCCCTGCTGTTGGAATATGAAACCCACTGGTTGTGGCGGTAAATTCCGTTGTTGAAAGGCCGAAGTCAATACTCGTGCTGGCAATAGAAAATGCAGTAAAAGAAAAAACTTTGAGCCTGTCGTTATCCACTAAATCACCATCGGGTGAAAAATTTGTTGATGTGGAAATGGTAAAGGAATCAAAGGTGGCTTTACCACTTGTTCCCGTTGGTGCGACATAATCCGGTGCAAACTGACCACCCCCGATAACCACTATTGGATGTGGGCCATCGTCAAACTTTGTGACAGGAGTGGATAAACCAGTCATTTCAAAGGTAATACCTGTGGCGTTTCCGCTATCACCAATTAACACAAATCGTTCGTTGTATGTTTTGTAAGAACCAAAAAAGTTAGGGGATGCCCCGTGTTGAAAAATAATTTTATTTCCAGCACTCGGAACAATAGTTTTATTGAGAAACAAACCCTTGACTCTCATATTGACACCCATAGTAAGGGTGTGTGCAAAAGAGGATTCAAGGATAATTTCATCAACAGAAAAGGCTGTGGCTGGCAAGACTATATCCCACACACAATTTTGCTGTCCCAAATTGTCAAAGATGATAACATCACCTGCGGCTGGCGTTCCGCTTGGATTCCAATTCGCTGCTGTGCTTGCGAGCGTGGAAGAAGCACCGACCCATTGATAATTAGTCATGTTTAGAGCCTCGTCTTGGTTTGGCTAAACTTTACAGCCGTTCCGCCAACCTCCGAGACAAGAGCAAGCATTTCTTCTCCACGCTTCATAAATCCCCGCATTTGTGCGGTTAATCGTATGTCTTGCTGTTTTCGCTCGTTCTCGTTGACATAGGAAGGAATTGTATCAATCATAACCTGCAAACAATCGGCACACACCAAAGCCTTAATTGCTGATTCTTTTTGCGCTGTCGTAACAACATTTGTTGAATCTTCTGCAAGAAACGCATTGTTGCGGGCAGATTTGTTGACTTGTTCTGTTCGCATACTGATATATTCAGTTATGGTTGCGTCGTTCAAGCCTCGTGGTCTGTTTAGCAAATCCCGAATGTTGTCAGTTGTGACAGTCATTCTTCTTCACCCAATTGATTTACAGGCCATTTGTCGTTAAAGTCTTTGGGGACATCAATGACTTCCACGCCTTCGGGTGCAACTGGTGTGCGTCCAAGAACAAAAACCAACTTGGTTTCAATGATTTCCTTTGCCATTCGGCTATCGGGAATCCAAACAGTGTCTTTGGTTGTTATCAAAGAAATGGGGTTATTGGGCTTACGAGATGCAGGTTTCGCCAATCGGACAAGCCAACCGTTTGATGATAACCAATATTCAAGACGGTGTTTAAGGTCTGCTACCTTAGCACCTTTGGGGACTTGAATTCCTTTTTTGTTGAGTTGTTTTACTAATTTTGCACGCTCGCTCATGCCTTCTTCTCCTTCTTTGCTTTACTGGTCTTTTTCTTAGCAGGTGCTTTTGCCTTCTTTTGCAGAAGGTATCGGTTTGAATCGGCATCCCAACGGTAAATATCACCGTTTTTGTCGGTCCATTCTTCAAGCATGAAGAATCAACCTCAGTTGCCTTCAATGTATTTGATGAAAAGACGAATCTTGCCAGCCGTAAGAGCGGCAGTTGCGATTGTCACAGCGACGGGGGTAGGAGCAGCCATCTTCAAGGGAAGGTCGTTGCTTCCTGCGAACACAGCATCCAAGGTCAAGGAAGCCTTGCCAGTAGCGCCTTTGAAAGCATCACTGTTTCCAATCAAACCGAATGCCACAGTAGCGGAGCCGCTTGAAGTGACAGCCGCTTCAATCTCAATGTGTGAAGAAATCACAATTGCTTTGTCGGGGATTTGAATTGGTTGTCCACTGGTGTCTTTCATAGGAACAGCACCAACGGCTCCTCCATCAACTGCGAAGTCATAGACAGCCTCAAGATACTTGTCAGCAGCACCGTCAGTTTTTGCGTTGGTCACGGCATCGTCAGCAAGATACTTTGTTTCAACAAAGTCTTGGAATTTGCGGTTTTGTGCCAAGTAAATCACCTCAAATGACGCCTGTAATCTTGGCAATACGGTTTGAGGTTCCGGCCCCTGCACCGTCTTGGTGCTGGTGGACCACGCTTCCCATGTAGCCAGTCAAGAGCCAGTCAAAGCCAACACCCGGAAGGCGAGTCAATTCAGTCTCTTGGTAGCCAGCACCGTTGTAGGTGAAGAATTCAGCCGTTTCAGCACCGGGGATGAGCAGAAGTGCATCGTCCTCAATAGCACCGGTTGAATCGGTTGGGAGAAGCGACTTACCGCCCGTGTAGTCTCGGGTGTAGTAAATGCTCATGTTGGCGATTCGCTTCATGTGGTCAGCGAGGCTTTCCACGACATTTCCGTAAAGTTGTGTGTTAAGCAAAGCACTTCGGGTTGAGGCAGGGAGGATAAGAGCCATTGGTTCATCGCCCGACACACGGCCATTAGCGAAGATTTTATCCATCGTTGCGAGCAAGTCCGATTCTTCGTCAGCCGAAGCACTACCGAAGGTAGCGGTTGCGGCTTGGGTCTGTCCTGCACCACCGTGAAGGGTGGATAGGATGTTGTTGTCAATGACATCAGCACGACCACGGACGATAGCAAGTTGCTGTCGGTCAATGTTCTCAAAGGATTCACCACGGAGGCGCACAGTGTCAAGGAAAACACAGCGACCTTGACCCTTCTGCAACTTCACAGTGTAGTTGCTGGTTCCAATCTTGGTGGGGTCAACAGTTGCGGCGTCGTCCAGTGGGTAGGAAAAGGTTCCTTGGACTCCCGTATACCACTTGAATTCAAGCCAAGGGACGGTTCGGGTTCCAACAACTTGTGTTCCAATAGCAATCCGGGTGGATTGTAGTTGGATAAAGTCTCGGAGAGTTTGTTCAAGGACTGCATCACCGGTTCCGAATGGACCAGCAGCAGCAGAGGCGTTCATAATTTCGTGTAGGGATTTGTTCATTTTTTCACTTCCTTTTTTTCATCAAGCAGTTGCACATTGACTCGTGTTCACAGGAATAAGGTCGCCAGCAGTGCCAACAACTTCTCCTTCACCGACATAGACTCCAACCAACTTATCGGAGCCAGCCGTTCCTCCAACTCTTCCTGCACCCTTAAGATACACGAGTTGTCCGGTAGTATAAGTTTCTGCGAGGGCGGCAACCATGTGGACTCCGCCCATTGGGAAGTAAGACACCGTAGCACCCGTGGTTTCAAGCACGAGGTCGGCATCTCGGCTGGATTCGCCAGCAGAAACGCCCAAAGGCACATCTGTTGCGGCTCCAAGTTGAATCTTGTTTGCTGTTCCGTCTTTTGCGACGATGATACCAACACCGCTAACGGTGTTTGCGTCTTTCAAAGTTGCGTTTCGTGGGTCGTTTGCTGAAAATGCTACCATATTTTTTCACCTCAAATTTCGTTGTATTTTGGAGCGCGAATTCGCTCATCGTTGTTCTCAGACCCTGATAGGGTCTTGTTCCAAGCACCAGCCCAAGCGTTCCATGCTTGGGAGTATAGGGTTTCGGGAGTTTCAATAATTTTTCCGTTAAGGTAGTTTGCGACAACTGCCTCGGAAACAGGTTCGGGGGAAGAAGTCTCGGAAGCGACAGCAGGTTCGGCTGGCTTCATCTCAACCACAGGTTCAGCAGGATGGGATGCTTCCCAAGATGCAATGATTGATTCAAGAGTGTCGGAGGAAAGGTCGTCGTGTCCCTTCATTCCAAGTTTGGTTGCTGCTTCCACAAGGGAAAGGCGTGCTTCTTCGTGCTTTGCTGCTTCCATGGCACGCATGTTTTCCAACTCGGCACGAGCAAGGACCAATTCTGCTTGTAGTGCTTCCATCTCGCTCGCTTGAGCGTTTTCTTCAACGATATGTTCTTCGGACATGGTTTCGTTCCCCTTTCGGTATTCTGCCCAAGATGCGGTCTGACTTATCAAGGTTTCTTCCACACTTGCTGTTCGTTTTGCCCTTGGATGTCCTTTGGGTAGTAAATCATTGTCTTGCTTGTAGTTGGGGTTAGAAGGGCGACCATTCCGTAAAAGGTATAGGAAGGCATTGACTCTTGCGATGCCCCAACCGTTTCTTGACATGTTAGGGGCATGGCTTGTGGAGAAAGCACCAGCACCACGACGGAAAACAGTAAGAAGTGCGCCCATAGATGCTCGGCTTCCTTTCTTTTTCTTGTTATGTTCCGACATTTTGTTGCTAATGGTCTTGCGAGTTGCAGGGGAGACAACAATTGACTTGTTAGGTTTCTTGGCGGAACCGGGTGGGTTTTTCTTTGAACCTCGTCGTCGCTCGCTTGGTTTGGCCGGAGTTTTGCGGGGGTCGTTTTTTCCGGGACGACCATGCTGACCACCGTGTTTTGCCTCCACAGTCTCGTCCATTTTAGTTGCTGTTTCAATGTTTGCCCTTGGATATGCTGGCTTGTGAACGATGGCAAGATGGTCAAAGGTAAAGTCCATATCAAAGACCATACCTTTTTCATTAGCCGAGATAGGAACACCGTAGCCACCGATTGAAACACCATAATCGGGTTTCAACCACATGCCGGATTCCAAAGCCTCAAACAATTCACTTCGTTGAACATGAGCAACATATCGCACATCATATCCATCTTGGCCCTTGTCTTTCAATTCGGCTGAGGCAACAATACCAACATTGGCTTCGTTGACGCCACCATCGGTGTTGCGTTCAAATCCAACGGCTTTAGCCTTGGGATGATTAAGAGTCAAGTCTGCTCCAAACATTTGTTTGACGGCGGCTTCTGCGCCACGCTTTGTCAAAGCCCACTTGTTTTTGTTAAATCCTTCATGGAAAGCGACACCTTTTATTTCCATAATAGTATTACCTGTGGATGCTTCCACAGTTGCACTAATAGATTCAACTGAAACTTCCATGGTTACATTGATAGGTTGACAAGAGCCAGCAACCATTTCTTCACCAACGGGACATTCTGCGGCCATGCCTTTCTTTTTCTTTTCATCATCTGTGTGATAGGACGCCATTTTTTCTTTGTCCATATGATGATAAGCAACCTTTTCTTCTTCATCATCTGTGCCGTAGCCAGCCTCTTTGTCGCTAACCATCTTGGGTTCAACATCACGACCGCTGTTTTTGCTCATGTATTCTTCATGGGTTTTACCGGG